TGATTGGCTATGATGTGAGCGCGCTCTTTTGGGTAGCCGGCATTGATAGCCGCCTGGCGCAGCGTAATTTTACCCTCCTCATCACAGAGCTCCTTGATGAATCGCCACTGCTGAGGTGTCACAACCCCTTTCTGTTCATCTAGCGGCGCCACGTCCGCATCCTTCAACTTTTGCATAAGTATTTGCCGCCTAGTCTTTTTTATCGGAACTGAATTGAAAATTTCACGCATTCTTTTGCTCACTGTACTCGCCTGCACACCCAGCCGTCATGGGCAGGCCTGACGGTGAACTTCCGGCCACTTTGCTTGCGACAGAACGTATTAGCAGCGTTGCGCGCCTTAACCGCGGCATCATTCGTCAGTAGGATAAAGAAATCGCCCATTATCATTGCTCGAAATGGGTAGAGTTTCTGGCCCGTCAGTCCGCCGGCTCTGCGCGCGTGATGTTGCCGTGGCGTGATGCCAGGAAGTGAGCAAGGTTCGTCTTTTAGCTTAGGCATGCCAGTTCTCCAAAAAACCATTCTAACAGGGTTAGCAGCGACCTCCTATAGCATTGTATTTCAAATAATGACTTAGAAAAAAAAAGAAACTTAAAAACCGAGGACGTTTCGTATCGTTTTCTTTTTCCCATCACGTCATCACGTCTAATAAACTTTAACGTAATGTTAACGTAATGGCTACAGACCATACACTCTCTACCTATACAGCTGTTAAACGCTAAAGAATTGTCTGTCACTAAAACAAAAAACCAGTATTCATTTTCAAGGAACCATTCTATAGAGACGCTCCGCGGTCCCTGGCCCGTGGTCCTCGGCCCAAGTACCTCCAACCCCTATGCTATATGGGCCCCTACAAGATCCGAGGCCCTTTTACGCCGCTAAAACGCGCCTGGCCCTAATTCCGTCCCAGATCTGCCACAGCCCGCGGTCCATGGGACCTCCAGCGCGCATCACGCCAAACATTACGCCTCATCACGTCAAAACGTAATTTTTCTCAGTGTTTTCTAGCAACGTAATTCACTGTGATGTGCACGAAAGTAGTTGCGCGTGGTTTTAATAGATGATTTAATAGCTTTCTTGACAGGAAAACACTCAGAAAGGAAGAAAGACATGAAAGCATATTTCTCAGTACTAGCCGGCCCCCAGGGCTACTCTCTTGCCGAGTACACGGTCAAAGAGTCGTTTGGCACTGTCTACTACACAGTCCCGGCCTGGGTTAAGACAGTAGGCGAGTTTGACCAGATTATTCTGATCAACTCAAAAGGCGACTATTCCGGTTTGTTTGAGCGCCGCCCAGCAGGCACTGCTCAAATCATTTAACGTAAAAAGGAGCATCAAAATGACCAACGAAGAATTGATCGAGATCCACCTAAACAACAGTGACCTGGGCTTAGGCTCACTCACTAAAATCCACAACTCTACACTGTCGGTGGTTCGCGCCATCATCACCAACTACTACGAGGGACGGGGTAGAACTTACCCTTCCTACCTTGAGCCACAGGCTCACGAGATCATCCACCCCTGCTACCAGGGGTAGGTGACCAACCTACCAGGGTACTCAAATAACCCATTTGAGTACTTTGACAGAGAAAGGAGAAAGACATGCAATACGTTTATTTTAAGGAATTACCCGTCGGTACGTTGTTCTCGCTGAACGGCACGCGGTTCTCTAAGCGGTCTAGCCGGACTGCAGCGCTTGTAGAGTTCGATCGCTGGTTCTATTTCGGCCAGAAAGATCTCTGCGTAGTCGGCCCATATTCAAGGCTTGCGGCGGATTATTTCACACAGAACGACCTTGTGACGAACCTGGACCTGGTCCTTGATCCAAGCAAGCCGTCGTTCATCAAGCAAACGGTGTAGGGGGAAGTATGGCAACGGCATATGCGCGAACAGACACAAGCGGCAGGGTAACATACGGGGATGACTACACGCTTGAAGCGTCAAGTGTAGACCTCACCTCGACGGCCATTGATAAATGGGACCGGCTGGAGGGGGTTTTTTACGAAGATGTGTGCATAGAGTATTTTTTTGAAGAGACAGCCAAAGGCAATCTGTTTTTTCCACACCTGGGCCAGTACAACCTTTTGATAAATCACGTCGTCAGGGAGCTCGGTATAGATCCCGATGCTAAGGAGGCCATGGTAAAGGCACGGCACTACGGGGGAATTCAAGAAATTAAAGTGGGAGAGCAGAGGTTTCTGCTCTCTGGATATAAGATCTACCATAAGCAAACGTAATCAGAAAGGAGAGTAGCGATGAAAACATTAGTAGCGAGGGCCGCGGCTCTTGCCAAGCGAGCACATAAAGGCCATGTCGATAAAGCGGGTAAGGATTACTACACCTACCACCTTGCTGTCGTTGCCGACCGGGTAAGAGCCAAGACAACAGATCCGGTAGCCGTGGCTACCGCCTACCTGCACGACGTCGTTGAGGACACAGACGTCGGCCTGGATGTCATCAGGAAAGACTTTGGTGACGCTGTGGCTGACGCGGTAGGCATGCTGACACGGCCAACGGGCGTGACGTATGCGGCGTACATCGATGGCATTAAGGCCGGCGACAAGACGGCAAGGCTCGTGAAGCTTGCGGACCTGGCCGATCATCTTGCTACGCCAGGCGCGATCCCTGACACGTTGGTCAAGAGATATAAAAAGGCTGTTGCGACATTAATTGCATAAAAGTAGTTGCGCGTAGCTTTCAGTAGTGTACAATATCTGTGTTGGACAAATTAACCAGAAAGGAGACAGCAAGATGAAACTGACAACATTGTTAAACAACGCTCTAACTCAGAGCAAGCAAATACCGCTAACCAAACTTCGACGCAAAGCTGCGAAATTGGGACTTTCTATCGAGATAGATCGCATTGGAAGAGACATCGGTTATTGGATCGACGGAGGCGACGATTCTGTGTTTGAAGGTGAACGCTACTGCTCATCAAAAGAAGAGCTAGATGATAAGTTAAGCCAATTCTAACCAACCACAGCCCCTGCGGGGGCGACCAAGGGGAAACGGACATGAACACTTCTAATCGATACGCGCAAGACCGAATTGCAAACGAAATTGACGGCTGGTATTCAAACCTAGATTTTTACCTAACTGCCTTTGGCGGCGACCCAGATAGCCACAATGTGGCAATTTGCCAGTCAAAGATTGCAGAGCTTGAATACGCACTAGAAGAACTGGAAGCATAACAATCACTGAATGGGAGTAAAAAGAAGTAAAATAAGTGTAGTATTATGTAGTTCGATGTGGTCTAATCATTACATCGAAGGCAAACACAGAAAGGAATACAGAAAATGAGCAGATTAGACCCCAGAGTAGAAGAGCAGAATCGCAAAGCTTTTGAGTTGGCTTTAAAAGTAGAAGCCCACGCAAAGAAAGTAGCAGCATGGTTGGAGAGCCGCCCAGAGGTAGGAGTATTGGCTGGCAAGACTGAGACATATTATGTCTACCTAGCCGGCGGTGTTTATAAAAACGTGGCGATATTCGCCACTCACTAGAAAGGAGGTTGTTGAAAAAGTTTTCTTACATCGTTAGAGACGGGTAAATAGCGGACTTGATGAAAGCGTTCCCCCCTCTAGGGCAGCCCGTAAAGCTGTGCGGTAGTGGATATTGGGTCGCTCTCAATTGAAGCTGCCGGTGTAAGGAAACTCTTTGAGCAATCACTAGAAAGTTTAACCAGAAAGGAGAAAGTAGATGAACAAGAAATTATCATTAATCGCAGACGAGCTCGGCAGCATCAAGGCAGCAGTGGCAGAGCTCAAATCGCAGGAGAAGGACCTGCAGGAGATCTTGAAGGATGCGGACGAGAGTCTGATCCTGGGTTCGATTTTCCAGATTGCGTTCAGCAAGATTCGACGCAGCAAGACAGATTGGGCAGGCCTGTGCAGCAAGCACGGGATCAGCGATGCGGAAGTAAGTCTCTTCACAATGAAGGGCCCACCCTCGGTAACCGTTCGAGTCAGCGCCAGGAGCGCACAACTAAGAGGAGATATTTCATGAAAACAGTAAAGAATTTTTCAGGTGAGAGCCAGATAGCCTACCAGCAATCTGACATAGAGAGGCTCAAGCAAGAGGGCGTGCTGACCAAGGCCCAAGACCTCTGGCTAGAGGAATTTCGTAGGCAGGGCTCCGAGGACCGCGGCACATGCTGCGGTGGCAAGGGCATAGAGATCTGCTACATAGGACCTCGAAAGAGGCACTATGAGTACGCCAATCTCATCCAGTGCCCTACCGGCCAGGGCAATGTCTCGGCGGCGGAGTCAGTGGGTCCGGCTATAGAGTACCTGAAGTCTAAAGGAATCGAGTGCAAGTACAACGACGGCTGGATGGATTAGTAGTCGAAAGTAGTTGTGCGCGGGGCTCAGTAGTATATAATATCTGTGTCGGACAAATTAACCAGAAAGGAGAAGGAAAATGGAAATATATGTAGGTTGCGAATTATATTCAGCGGGCCTAGATGCTGAGGGTCAGGATTATGTTGCCGAAGCTTTTTTTGTCGGAGCTGAGTTAGAAGATGGTACTCGTTTTCGTAAAGGTTTTTTTGCAGGAGCTGAGAAGGGTCATAACGAAGACGGTCCTTTTTACATCGATGTTCGAGAGGCAGCAGAAGCAGCAGCGGAAGCATTAGCCGCATCGTTCGGATCTGACGTAGATTTATCAGATTGGGCAGAATCCGATCCTCGTTATAGTTAACCTAACCGGCCCCTTCGGGGGCCAACCTAGAAAGGAGAATTACATGTCAGCTTACTTAGTAGATTCAAATGATTTCGCAGTGATCGCTCAATATGCTTTTAAATCAATGCGTCCCCATTACTACAACCTTGATAGCAGGCTAGAAATCGAAGTCGAGGACGCCCCTGCTCTAGCCGTGCTGCTTGCTCAGGAGAACATCAAGTCTTTAGAGCACCGCTATCCTGGTAAGCCTGCCGGCGGTTTCCTGTCGCAGGGCCAGACAGTCACTGACTTTCTAGCAGAAGTCTCGCAGAAAGCTCGACGTCTGCAGGGCCACTTTAACCCAGCTCATATCAAGCGCGTGCTAGGCAGCTACGAATATCAGTCGTGCGAGCACCCAGACTACTACAAGTCTGACGCCTCTCATGTTGTGCGGTCCCTCAAGGACCGGCTCCTGGATACGCTCTGCGAAGCTTATGAAAGTAACCAAAGAGAGGTGGCGTAATGAAACTAACCGCCAAGTGCCCGTTGAATACATTAATTTTAGTAGCTGGAGGACAGATCTATAACCTCTCTTCCCATGCCTCGAAAGAAGAGGCCTGGGAGCATGAGAAAGATGAATGGTGGGTAGATGGCGCGGAGACACAAGACCAGGCGCGAGAAGAGTTCATGTCGGCGCTGTACGAGTACTCCCAGGAAGAGGTTGTGGCAGCAGCCCTGGATAACCAGGCGTGGCCTTTTGATTGGGGTTTTGTAGCGGAGAAAGAAGACTGAAAACATCACGTTCGGGTCAGAAGATTGGCAACACTTATTTTTTAACTGGAGGCAATAACAAATGAAGATAGAAACAGATATACCAGTACCAATCAGCACAAGAAGCAGGAAGTATCCTTTCCTAGACATGCAGGTAGGCGAGTCGATTTGGTTCGATGAACAGGTTAATGGCAGAGCCTACAGGTCAGCCTTGAGCACCGGCTCGCGGCATGGTCTGAAGTTTATAGCACGTAAGGAAAACAGCGGAATAAGAATTTGGAGGTCAGAGTAATGGATAATTCACCGCACGAAGAGGCAATGTTGGACATGGTCAAAGACCACTGTGATGTCCTGCAGATTCAAGATAAGATCTTTATCATCAACGCGCTCAAGAACGCTATGAGCGACGTTGAGAAAACGATAGACAGTCTATCTCAACTAACTAGGGAAGCGCGACTGGAGGGCTACAGGCTCGGTAGGGCTACGGCTCAGAAGTAATGGATCTTTCAACACTTAGCCCACAGTTTTTAGCGACGACAAAGCAGGCTGTGGAGCGGATGGAGATATGTCGAAAGTGTCCTGAGCTTCGAGCGGTGGTCTACACTTGCACAGAGTGCAACTGCATCATGCCTGCCAAAGTCAGGCTTAAAGAGGCATGGTGTCCGATAGGGAAATGGAACTCAATAGAATGAATTTGAAGGCTTTAATTGAAATGAAACAAAAAGAGCAAGAATTAATCGCCGATCAGATCAAAGATTATTTATCCAAAGGAAATTCCATCAAGGTCTACCCTGTCGGGACGACGGGGGTAGATCACAACAAGGGAACTGTTGTGTGGGAGAAGACGTTGAAACACAAACCAAAGAAAGGAGAAAGTATATGAACGATGACGAGATAGCACAACTGAACTTATTTAGTGCGTTAGCGATGCATGCTCTGATCACTAACGGAGCCCTGGGCGAAAAGGGTTCGGGCCACCTGGCGGTGAGCTGTGTGGAGATCGCGGAAGACTTAATGATTGAAATTGAGGCGGCTAAGGACCGGGCAGATGATTAGCCCCTTGCTGTGTTTAGCCACAGCGATTTACTTCGAGGCGCGTGATCAGTCGCTGGAGGGGCAGGCAGCGGTCGCTCAGGTGATCCTTGAGCGGCGAGCCAGTTCTAGCTATCCGTCTACCGTTTGCGGCGTTATAACCGCAGGAGGGGAGTACAGACACAAGTGTGCGTTCAGTTTCTACTGCGATGGGAAGTCAGATCGACCTACAGATGAGCCTGCATTCTTCGTAGCGAAGTCCTTGGCCTGGAGCGCATTGAACGGACACCTTAAAGATGCTACTGGGTATGCCACCCACTACCATGCAAGCTATGTACAACCGGCGTGGGCCGTGACGCTAGTGCCTACCAGGGTTATAGGGGATCACATCTTCTATCGGGGCAAGGACGAGGGGCAGTGGTCAGGATGGGATTAGTGCAAGGACGGGGGCTCGTCTGAATCCTGCATCCAGGTAACCTCCATAGTTTGCAGGAATTTCTCTTTAGTCACTCCTGCGTCCCTAGCGGCCTCGGCGAGCATATTGCCTAAGACGCACATAAGCTCTGCTCGCGAGGCCCCCTTCTCTTCCTCTAGCCGTTCGATAGTAGCTTGAATTTCGTCATAAAAATAAAGCATGACTTTCTCGAATTCTTCAAATGTTTTCAACAGCAGTCTCCCTCAGTATCGCATCTTCCCATGCCCTGCAATCGACACAGTACCAGCCTTTGCGTACAGGTGTCAGGCCCTCATCCGAAGGCCGCGGTACAAAGCCAATGATCTGCCCCATCTCGCCGCCGCAGGCGCAGGGCTTTTTAGTTAAGTCAGTCATACTTCGCCGGCTCCACTGTGTGCTTGGCGACAATGCCGTGATGTGCTTCGACCAGGCGCACAAAGTCTGTGGCGAACTGCGGCGCCGGCTTCATCTCTTTCGCTGCATGCATGTAAATTCGCAGCAGCTCATCGTGGTCTATCGGCTTCTGTCCGAGTAGCTTTGCCTTCAGGCGCTTCAATAGTCGCATGTCTCCGCCTCCATCACATCGTGTATTTCGCTCAGGATAGCGCTGTCGTCCTTAACTTTGCGCGTTAGCCAGGGCGCTGGGCGCCCTCTGCGGTCGAGGATCACGTAGTCGGTCTCTGTGTAGCCGTAAGCTTCCACATCACTGTGTGCCTGCCGTGGATCGATAGGCGCGTGCCGCTCGTGGTTGAGCACACCAACCTGGCACGGGATACCAGCTACCCTGGTATCAAAGACTGTTAAGAAATTCATTGCGATCCTCCGTGGATAAGTGTTGCTTCAGCCGGCCTACAACTTCTTTCTTTGAAGGCCCGAAGAAAGTTAAAGTGCTTTTCCCCTGGCGTTTAAGTGTTACGCCATACCAATCATCGGATATTTTTTTAAGTGTCATTTGTTTCTCCAGTTTCGTCTTCAAGGGCGATTACCTCGGACTCGTCAAGCAGTTGTAGGATATCTATCTTTCTTTTTCGGCCAGTCTTTCCTGCCAGTGTGAAAGTCACGGCCACCAAGTCAACCTGCTCAGGCAAACCGTTCTCTAGGTCTTCTTCAAAAGTTTCATACTCGACGCTAATCGGTAGCGTCAAGGTCAATGATGTTTTTAGAATTTTTTGCATAGCGGAGCTCCTCCCTTAATTGTTTGGCTTGTTCGGGATTGTTAAGCTCCAAGATCTTCAGGAACTGTTCCGTGACCAACGACGCGACTAGCGCGCTAAGTGTTGCCTCATAGAACTCTCCGAGCTCTCTGAGCATCACGTAGTGCTCTGCTCTAAGGCTTACTGAGACCCATGGCGTTGCACGATGAACGGGCGACGGCGGAGCTACATAGCCCTTGGGCTTGCGCTTACGCATCTTGCGGATCTTTCTTCTGACATACACACCCTTTGGCATAGCATTCTCCTTTCTTGAAAACGTATATTATTCTACTCCAATTTAATATACGTTTCCACTACTCCGCTGATCCCCAGGAAGGGCCTACCTCTACGTCTACTTTGCTGGGCACTTCGAGCTCGACACAGTCGCGCATAATCAAAGCCGCGGCCTCCGCTTCTTCTCTTGTGTCTACCGATAGTGCGATCTCGTCGTGTACGGACAGAAGCATCGTGTAGCCTGCTTTGTGCAGCTCAAGCATGGCTCTCTTTGTCTGGTCTGCGGCGGAACCCTGCAGGATTTTATTCAGCCCTTTAAAGCTGCCACTTCTCTTTATCCTTACGCCATACTTGGCGAAAGCTTCTTCGTAAGGTAACGCCTTGCTGATGCCCCAGGCTGCAGGTTCCCATAGAGGGAAACGACACTTGCGTCCGAGTAGCGTGCGGATCGAGCCGCCTGAAGCCGGGTAGTCGATCTTCTTCTGCACGGCTTGGATAGTGCCTTTAAGGAACGGCACTTTGGCGTGGAACTGTGCTATCAGCTCTGACGCTTCATCGACCTGCAAGTCTAAGCTCACGGCCAGCTTTGCCTTGCCCATTCCGTACATCAGGCCCAAGCCGATTGTCTTGGCTTGCTTGCGCGTAATGCCCGCCATGTCCGCAACCATTTGATGAAAATCCGTGTCAGGGTCAGCATGGTACGCCGCTGCCATTTTATCTGCTCCAGGCAGGTTGAGAAGCTTAGAGTAGTGACATAATAGCCGTGGCTCCTGTGAACTGAAATCAAGAGCAGCCCAAAATTGATTTGTATTAGCGAGGAAAAGACCTCGGACCATCGGACCGATTATTGGATGTCTAGCACTCGTCTGCTGAAGATTCGGTTGGTTCATTGATAGGCGGCCCGTGACGGTCCCGCCACCTTCACCGCGCAGTTGGTTAATGTGCGAATGAATGCGCCCCGTCGCTTTACTGGCATCCAGATAAGGCTGCAGGAAAGTGTTGTGCGTTTTGTTTATCTCTCTGGCCTCGACAATCATCTTAGCTACTGGATGCTCGCAGTCGTTGAGAAAAGACTTAGTGAAACTCGGAGAGCCTTTCTCTGTCTTTGGATAATCGATGCCTAACTTATCAAAGGCTTTTGCTATAGAGGCAGCGGCCCACATGTCTACATGTGCCCCTACTGTCTTCTTAATCTCAGCAATCAACTGCTTTTCTTTCTTCTTCATATCGACAATCAACTGCTTTGCTTTTTCTCGATCAAAGCGAATGCCTCTAAAAGTCATGTCGGTGAGTATGGGTAGGATCGCGGTCTCCAACTCAAAGATGGATTCGACCTCTTCCTCTCTGAGCAGCACCTCCAAGTGATGCCACAGCTTCAAAGTTAGAGCCGCATCTTGAGAGGCATAAGCCCCAACAAACATCGCAGGCAATTTAAACATCTCAGATTTTCCGTCAACGCCAAAATCAGCAGCCGCACGCTTCAGCCCTTCCTCTGACTTCACCTCCTTGAGCATGTCAAACCCTAGCGAGTTAAGCGCATAGCTATATCGATTCTCGTCAACTAATCCGGCAGCGATCATCGTGTCAATGATCTTACCCTTTACTTTAAAGCCGGAGGCCCACAGCCATCCCAGGTCATACGCGGCGTTGTGCATAACCTTGGGGCAAGGCAACAACATGATTTCCGTGATCCATGACTCGACAATGCGCTTATCGAGATTGCCTCCACCTTCATGCGCGATCGGGTAATAGCCGCACCATCCATCGATAGCTACAGCGTAGCCTATGATATAGCCATCCTTACGGGGCCAGCCTGGACCAAAGGTCTTTAGGTTCGGGTCGCATGTCTCTAGATCGATGGCTATCTCTTTAGCTTCTGACAAGTCTGGGAAACTTTGAGGAGGCATCCACTCGCTCACGGAGGGGAACATTGATATTGTTTTGTTCAAAATCGAAATCCTTTCTGTTCGTTCTTCGGAAGTATTAAGTGAAGTGATTGTCGCGTGCGAGTCACTCCGACATAAAACAATCTGTTAATTGCATCGGCGTTTTTCGCATAGTCTTTAGCAAAGCGAGGGCTTAGGTCCGTGATCAGCAAAACATTGTCCGCCTCGCCGCCCTTAGCGGCGTGTATCGTTGAGATTTTAATAGGAGCTCGGCCCGTCAGCTTAGTGCCGCGCTTGAGCACCGAAATCAGATAGTCTCTGTTCTTTTCGGATATCTTAGTTAGCGCCTCGTGCCAAATGACATCAGTCAGAAGGCCGTGCTTATCTTTTAAATCTTGCATGGAATACATCTGATCTGGCTCCGCTGTCTTTAAAGACTTGAAGCCGCGCTTTACAAAAGCCGCGGGTAGTGTCTTATAGACCGCGAGCAGCACGTCGTAGGTTATCTCTTGGCCCTTGCGTAGTCGCTCCCATCCCACAACTGCCGTGATGATTGACTCAGAGATAGAGCGATGACCTTGTCGCTCGAACACCAGCCCCTGGCTCTGGACCCAGTCGTACACGTCGTCAAGCATATACTTAGTTGAGGCCATGATGAGCCACTCTCCGTGCGAGATATCGACCTGCTCAAAATGATTGTAATAGCGTATCTCACCTGTCTCTTCGCGTGGAGTCCAGGTCTTAGGCTGCCGGTTCTCTATGCGGCTAACGACTTTATTCGCCAGCGCATGGACTTTTGCGGGTACTCGAAAGCTGTGTTCGAGTACCTCGACATCGCCCTGGTAAGACAGGAAGGACTGCACGTCGGCGCCGGCAAAGTTAAAAACAGCCTGGTCGTCATCGCCGGCTATAAAAGTCTTCTTGGCTCTAGCCTGCAGATCCCTGACTAACTTCCACTGCAACAACGAAAGGTCTTGGGCCTCATCAATGATCAGAACATCGAGCTCCGGCAAGCGATCGGGCTGCTCAGTCATGCGCTCCAGCAAGTCAGTGAAGTCCATAAGCATGTTGGTAGCTTTAAAGCGCCGGTAGACTCTTTCGACGAACTCAAAGTGAAACCATTCAATCGCCATGTCACTTCNATTGTAGTAACTGCGTAAGTCTTCATTACGAATTCGAGCCAGGTTTATCTCATCTAAGATAGCGTTGTCTGCTTTGACAATAAACTCATCACCCTCGTGCGTGATACTGACAGTAAGGCCTGCCTCTTTAGCGAATGTGGCATAGTCCGTTGCGCTCATCATGTCGGGGTTACCAACACCGAGACAATAATAGGCAAGACTGTGCAGCGTGCGGAACCAGGGGAAGTCTGTCTTCGCCTCAAGGTGAGGGAACTTCTGTACCGCTCGGTCACGCGCCTCGGTCGCAGCTTTGCGCGTAAAAGCAAAGTAACCTATGTCGAGTGGGGATGTTCCGGCGGCGAGCTCCTGCTCAACAATGTTAAGCAGGTAGGTTGTCTTGCCTGACCCNGGTGGACCAAACACCTTNGTGATCAAAACGGAACNTCGATACTGGATATGGGTGATTCAAAAGGCGAGTCCTGTTGCTCAAAAACAGGAAGCTTCCAGACGCGAGTGGTACGTCCTTTGAGATGAATACTGGCGGGATCTCCTCCTAGCTCGCGTAAGCGCTGGGCCATCTTTGGTGCTGAAAGAATACCGAAATTGCTACGCTTTAGGTGAGCCTCCAAGTCTTTGATTCTAAAATAAACTAAGCCCTCGTCCTCGTTAGTCCAGACTCGGCCCATAAGAATCTCGTCGCGGTCCATGCCTTGTTGCAGGTGGGTAGTAAACTCTTCCACGAGCTCAGTGAAACGTCCTGAGATTGTAGTGTCTGCGCTTGCTTCAGTTATCTGCTCCAGCTCTACCATCTCGCTCAACAGGCCGTTGATCATTTGTTCCCAGTCAGATTTCTTAACAGTGGGCGGCAATACATTAAGGCGTTCCATGCAGGCTTTCTGAAAGAACATCTGATTGAACAGCGACTCTGTCTCAAGCTCTACACGCTTGCCGTTTACGTCAAGGAACCAGAGCGGGGGCTCGGATGCGTATTTACTTAGGGATGTTAGCTGTGGGCTACCAGGCCCGTCACCTCCAATACCGTGCTTGCGTTGCCGGCACAGTGCCGGGTTGCAGAAACTTTTTATGGGATCATCTTTACATTTGTATCGGTAGTCTTTTTTCTCTAACTGCTTTTGAATAATACCTAGTTCCTGCAAGCCCAACGGCGGATCAAAATACTTTTGATTAAATTCCATTAGTTTAGTTTCCCAACCTTCGGGGTAAGCCTTCTTTAGATACAGGCCTAAACTAAACATTCCATTATTCCGTGATCCTTCAGGAAATCCTTGTGAGCAAAGAGCCTGGAGGCACGGCGGTCCATCACTGACAGGGGCGTCAACCTTAGCTACTGCCTTGGGCAGAGTAAGCTTAGTCTGCGCGTTGGCATCGTACATCGCAAAGAATTCATGAAGCGTCGCCGCGGACCCATCTTCTTTAATTGCGTAACGTAAAGTACGTCCAGCGTTAAAAAAACACAGATTTAGGAAATTTCCCGTATCGCCCCTAGAAATTAAAATCTCTCTTTGTTTTGGGAAGATCTCTCGACCGCTTTCGCCCATCAGAGCGGCACATCCGACGAGGTAGTCTTGCATGTCGCCGGCTGGGACAGGTGATTTGGTAAAGGCATAGACATGGGCGCCGCCTGACTTGCTTCTGCAGCAAACCAGGGGCAGCTTTAGCCTTTGTACTTTCTTGACTAGCGCGGCCAGATCAAGAGGGTATGTGTCTATATCGATGCAGCCCCAAACGCATGAGTTGTCTGCACGGATTGGGATTATGCCGAGGCTAGGCTCGACACCATCAATATGTTTTTGCCACAGCTCTGTGGTCGGCGGCTGGCGGACTACGACGGCCTTGCCAACACTCTTGCCTTTCTCGTTCTGGCTTTCGACTCTGTATGTTCCGTAGGCTGAATCTAAACCGGCAAAGATGCTGATGAATTTCTGTAAGTCTTCCATTCTTCTTTCTCAAATGAATGCCCGGTGTTGCCACCGGGCCGTGTTACTAGAAAATGTCGTGAGTTTTCCCTTCTTCTTTTTTAGCATTTTCTTCCTGCAATGGTGCTGCCTTGACCTCGCCAGCCTTAATGCTTGCGGCAAAAGTCTTTGCAATACCGTAGACCCCCGCGTCTTCAACTGCACCTACCCTCTCAACTTCCCAATTGCTGTAAGTCCCTTTAGAGTTAGTTTCAGCCACGCTCGTAAGACGATAGATTTGGCTAAACATCGGCGGCGTGAAAACGCCATTCTTACCCTTAGCCTTGACGCTCATCATCATTGCGTTCCACTTGCGCGACTTCTTCAGCTGCGTGGATTTCATGTTAATAACAACTGGACTAGGGAACCCTTCACTGTCAAGAACCATCATGTAGTGGTCTGCTGAAGTCTCTACATAGTTACCGTTGTCAAGATAGTCTCTATAGTCTCCAGGTTCCTTGTGGGTTCTAGATAAAATATCAGAGGTCGCCGGGAAAATATTAATCGGAGCGCTGCTGCCTTCTCCGCGTTCCGACCATTCAAGATACTGCCTAATATACGCGCAAGGGATAACGTGCAGGCCTGCTCCTCTTCCATCGTATAATTCACCAGTGACACTGTTGTAAAACTTGCCATCGGCAGCGCCCTCGACAGTGTCGATCTCCTCAGACATTTTCTGTAAAAGTTTTAAGCGCGGCAGGGCAAGATCATCTTGTCCCATCTCTTCAAAACCTGACGCTCCTTCCTCAAGATCCAATGCCAATGATACTTCACTAGTTTTCTTCTTTGCTATTTCAGTTTTTTCAGCTGTAGCCATGGTTCTATTTCCTATTATCGTTAAGATTTTATAATTGCTCTAAGACCAATGTATGCACCGAAGAGATCCATTGGGAATTCATTTCCCCGTTCCACTTGCTCCTTCACCCAGGCTTTTAAAGTCATGGGCTCCACTTTCTCGGTTTGCTGAACTGGGTAGCCCTGCGTTCCGAGGAGTTCTAACAGACGAGAACAAAGCTCGTCTTCGCCGCGCCCAAATCGGACGCTTACGTTATTCTTTATAATGTCATCCATCCCATGGTCTCTAAGCCATTGGAAAGCCTCGGCTTTACGAGCCGCAGTGATACTAGCTGAGTAGAATTCCTTGAGCTCTACCTTGCTGCCGTCCTCCATCATGAACGCTCTCATGCCGGTTTCAGCAAGGGCTTCTGGGATGGCCTGCTCAGTCAACTTACGCAGCTGGTCCTTCCTCTCTTTCATAGCCGCTTCAAGTTCTTCGACCTCTGTCTGCAAAACCTTAGCTCTTTTTGCTAGGGCTGCAATGCCTTGAATTTCATCGTCGGCAATAGTTAACGCACTGGCATCCTTTTCAAAATCAATCATCATCATCTCCTTTTCTGTGTGGGAATATATCAATCTGGATAGGGAGATAACGCCTCTCTTGTTTGTCCCACTTTAAACATTTGAAACGTCCGTTATTCTTCGCGGCGGCAACGGTTGCAAGTATCGCAATAGCAGTCGGGTCTCCAATGAAAAGCAGATAGTCATCGTCAGTAAAACCTTCCAGGACACGCTTAATACGTGACACGGTGGGAGCTGACGAGAAAATAATCTGCGACTGAGACGGTGGAAGGACAACTTCTATTTCGCCGTAATCGAGCGCGGGCGCAATATTGTGTTTCGGACTTTCGGCGACAACAAAAACTTTGGGCAACTGCATTCTCCTTTCTGAGGGTTTCGCAAAAGCGAGCTGCTATAGTACAATAGGTTATCGAGTTGCGGCAAGTGACTTGACAGAGAAAGGAGAAAAAGATGGAAGACATGTGGCTTGATCGCTATCCGTTCAAAAATAAACCCTTTGATCATCAGCGTAAGTATCTGGAACGGTTCTGGAAGAAGCCTGTAGCTGCTTTGTTCGCGGACATGGGTACAGGCAAGAGTTTCATGGTCATTAACAATCTGGCTATGCTGTATGACGTCGGCAAAATAAACTCGGCTTTGATAATCGCGCCCAAAGGCGTGTATCGAAATTGGACAGACGAAGAGTTGCCAAGGCATTTGCCAGAGCACGTCATCCATCGCACGGCTCTCTGGACGCCTAATCCGCGCAAGGCTGAGAAGATCGGTTTAGAGAAACTGTGGGACGTGTCCGACGACCTAAAGATCCTGGTCATGAACGTGGAGGCTCTGTCTACAAAGAAAGGGTTTGAGTACGCCAAGCGTTTTGCCATGTACACAAAATGCTTTATGGCGATCGATGAATCGACCACAATTAAGACACCGACTGCCAAGCGTGCAAAGAACGTGCTGAAGGTCGGACAGCATACGCTTTACCGCCGGATCATGACAGGCTCGCCCGTGACCCGCTCTCCCATGGACCTCTATCAGCAGTGTGCCTTTCTGTCCGAAGAGTGCCTGGACTCGCCAAGCTTTTACTCGTTCCGCGCACGCTATGCGATAGTAGTCGAGCAACAGATGGGATCGCACAGCTTCAAGAAGATAGTCGGCTATAGAAAGCTTGACGAGCTGAAGGAGAAGCTCGATAAGTTTAGCTACAGGGTAACTAAGGAAGAATGTCTGGACCTGCCGCCGAAGGTCTTTATCAAGCGCGAAGTGGCTCTTACAAAAGAGCAGCTCCAGGCGTATGAGGAAATGAAGACTCTGGCCCTGGCGCTTTTTGCTCAAGGCATGACCACGACAGTCAACGCGCTGACGCAGTTGATGCGTTTGCACCAAATCACTTGCGGTCACACCAAGCTCGACGACGGGACAGAGATTGATATTCCAACTAACCGGGTGACGGAAATGATGTCCGTGATCGAAGAGACATCGGGCAAAGCCATTATATGGTCGGGCTATAGACACGACATAGAATCGATCAAGCTTGCCCTGCAGAAAGAATACGGCATGGCGGCAGTCGGCACGTACTACGGTGACACCGATGACGAGGAGCGCAGGCGCGTGGTTCGTGAATTCCAAGACCCCGACAGCGAGCTGAGGTTCTTTGTTGGCAATCCGCGCACTGGTGGATACGGACTTACGCTCACAGCAGCGGACACGGTTGTGTATTTCAGTAACAGTTTTGACTTGGAAGTTAGACTGCAGTCAGAGGATCGTGCACACCGGATTGGTCAAACTAAGTCCGTCACTTATGTAGATCTTTTTGTACCTGGCACGATCGACGAAAAGATAGTCAAGGCCCTGCGGGCTAAAATAGATATTGCCAACGAAGTTTTAGGCGAGGAAGCAAAAGCATGGTTGATTTAATCCCAATACGAAAGCTATATAAGTACGCTTCTCTGCAGAGGCAGGATCTGCCCGAAGGGCGTAGGTATATTTACGGCGAACAGAAACTGCCAAGTGTGACTACTGTCCTTTCGGCTACAAAGAAAGACAAAGGTGCTCTCGACGCCTGGGTCAAGCGTGTTGGTGAGGTAGAAGCGGACAGGATTAAAAACGAAGCGGGGTTAGTTGGTACATATCTGCACGAGGTTATTGAAAGGATGGTCGCTTATCGAGACCTGCCGAGACCGACGCGGTGGGAAATGTGCAAGGGCTACGAGCTCGGCTACAAAATCATCAACACTTACTTCCACAACGTGAATGAGATCTGGGGATCAGAGGTATCGTTGTATTACCCGGAGAAGTACGCCGGCACGACGGACCTTGTTGGAGTTTACCGGGACAAGCCTGCCATCATCGATTTCAAGCAGTCGAACAAACCGAAACGCAGAGAGTGGATCGAGGATTATTTCTGCCAGCTTGCGGCGTATGCCCTAGCGCACGACATCATTCACGGCACTAACATAGACAATGCGGTGATATTGATGGCCGTCCGGTCAGACGGATCGACTGCCGAGTTCTCGACAGCAGGCCGAGAGTTTCAAGGCTACAAGGATATGTGGATGCGTCGAGTTGACGAGTTCCACTCAAACCATGTCCATCGGGAATAGCCTAGCCATCATCTCACTACTTTCGCTTGGCCCTTGGGCCACGGCGCTAGGTGCAGGAGCCATGTCAGGAGTGGCAGCT